TCTTTATCGTAAGTCCAAGAACCGCAAGCACACCGGCTAGGCTCGTTCATTTAATAACTCCATGAACTTAGCCATTGGCAGCAAGACAACATAGTCCTCAACCTTCTCGCCCTGCCCATTGCAGCGCAATACTATGAACGATAGTTTATCTGATTTGCGCTCTTTTATCTGTTTAATCCATGCTAAAGGGCTAAATTTTGTTACTGCCTTAACCTCTATGTCAAAGGGAGTACCTAATATGTCACTCCCTTGACGCCCTGCACCTGTTGACTCGGCGAACGGATACCAAGTCTTTAAATACTCTGCTACTACCTTTTGAGTCCTATAACCTCTATGTTTCCTATGCTGGCTCAAGGCTTACTGCCCCAACCACGACCTTTAAAATGTATTGGTACTGCTGACCACAACCGCTTCAAAGTTCCCCCACATATAGTGCAATGAGGCAGTTGTTGGTCAACAGCGAGTACGAGTTCTGTATCTAGATTACAAGCCTCGCACCTGAAATCGTATCTAGGCATCTTTAGGCTTGTCAACCCTGTTTATTAACTGATTACACCTAAAGCATGTGCCATCTTTAAACACTCTGTCATCTTCGCATACTTCACATTTAATAACAGATTGCTCAAGGTGAACACCGTTGTCATCCATGACTACTTGAATACCTTTACCGTTAATGAAGGCTATATATCCCACTATTGAACCTCAGCATCCTCAAAGTACCAATGTCCATTAGCAGTACTCTTAGCCCACTTAGCGTGTTCAGTTACACCCTTTTTGCAGACATAACCATAATAAGGCTTTCCCTTACCCTTGCTTATGCCTTGCTTAAGTATGTGACCATGCTCACACGCAGGCGGCTCTTTAGGTGTTGAACTACCAATTGCATCAATAGCATCACCAATAGACCAAGCGACAGGTTCAGGTTCTTTCTTTTCCGCTTTAAAACTTTCACGGATAGCATCCTCAACTGCTGCTGATCTAGTTCCTGCAGAACCGTATCGTCTTTCTTCTAACTTCTTTTCATAAGGGTTTGAGTCAGTTTGTGCTGCAATGACTTTAGCCATCTCGCTTTGACTTGGTCGCTTTCCTTTAGCGGCGTATCCTGCGTTAGCGAGCGCCCTGCCAATCGCAGAAGTCTCGCAATTCTCCAATGCAGAAGTCTGATTGACACCGCGATCAGAAATGGTTTCATAAGCAAGCCCAGTAGCAACCGGCTGGCTATCCACGCATGTTCTATAAATCTTGGCAAGTACGATAAAGCGTTTTTCAGAGTTCTCCAACAACTCCGTATGAACCATAAAATCAGGATTGTCACTAATAAACCTTCCAAGTCTCACCTCAACTAACTCATAGTCGTTAATGTTAAATGCCATCTTCGCCCCTCATTTCTCTTACTATCTGGTTATATATCAGACCATATCCTAAAAGGTCTTTAATGGAATCTTCGTGATCGCTGGTCTGAGAGAGTCTTGAGACTTTGACGAGCAGCATTGCCATTGCCACTTGTTCAGGCGAAATGTAACTGTCAAAGTAACCCGACCATAGTTCGGAGATACGACGGTGATTGAGTGTCGCATTTCCATAGACATCACCTCTTTGCGCAAGGGTGAGTTGCAGTTCCTCGAGCAGTTCATTAGTCTTTTTCATAGTCAAAAACCGCCCTTGACTTGAAGGATTGTACTCTGCTTTGATGGTCTAAACTTGCTTTCCATCCTTCATTACGCCCAGACCAATAAGCGCGTTCGTAATAGTTTTCTTTCCAAACCATAAAGGCTAAAACTATTAACCAAGTAATAATAGTTAAAAGTATTGTTAATAAACCTGCATCTTTTAGACTCATTTTCTAACCCCTGCCCCATACCAAGAACCTGAGTAATCTGTTGTAAAGCAATACTGGTTCATTGCTTCATCATAAGAAATGCTGTAATCAAAACCTTGTTGCGTTAAGTATTCAGTTGCAAGCAAGGTTGAAGCATAGTTCTCAGTCCAAAAGATAAACTTATGATTCCAGTTTATCGAGTCTTCAAAACGGTGTGCTTGTTCTTTCCAGTCCGTTTCGCTATTCCACTCCATTTGAGTTTCAGTTAAACGCTCAAAATCGTTGGCTGTTAGTTTCATACATTGTCCTTTCCGTTATCAAGTCCGTTACTTGATTAGGATAAGGGTCGCCTATGACAGGCTAAATTACAACACTTGTTATGGCGTGTTGTATAACGCTTTTGTTATATTAGATTAAGTTCATCAAAGGCATCAATTTGTTCATCAATGCCTTTAGGCTCGTATTCTGTCTGCCTACCCATACACCTTGCCTTCAAATATAAATGAACCATCTTGATTGATAGGCACGGTTATTACCTGCACTTTACGGTCTTTTACATAAGCAACGGCGAAGCCGGTTTGCCAGTTAGCATAGCCCCTTGTATACGCCATGCCTGAACTGCTTAAATCAACCATATTTCCGACCTCTACGCCCCATACAGTACGCCCTAATTGCCCTCTAGAAGCCTCTGTAAAGGCTGAAACCCCTAGTCTATGGGTGTGACCACATATAACGCTCTTTCCAAGCCTTCTAGCCCCATTTAAAGCCGTTTGGGAAGGTACTTGGCTAAGAGGGAAAGCGTCTCCGTGAACTGCTGTCCAGCCGTGCGCCCAGTCAAGCCCGAAAGGGTGGAATTTGATCTGAAGTTTGTCATATCCCATAAAACGCTCATACTGCATTTCTGGTAAGTTGAGGAAGGAAGGGAGTCTTTTCTTGATTGATCTGTAAAGTCTGATTCCATGGTTACTTCCTAGTACATCCGTTACACCTAAATAGGTTAATACTTCTTGAGTCAGTTTTCTATCATCATGGATGTTGCCAACCATTTCATCAATCGTTCCGGCATTGAAGCCGCCTAATTGAGGAAGGTCAATCTCATCACCAATTTGAATAGTACGGTGAGGTTTCCATTTTGCTAGAAACTTACCAACTGACTTAACTGCCTTTTCATCAAAAAACGGTACTTGGATATCACTTATAAAAGCGATTCTTTTCACTTATTCCTCGTCATCCTCGTGTGGGTCGTGGTCGGGATTTACAGGGTTAAAGTCAGGTGCAACAGGAATTAGCCACTCAGGAAAAGTATTTCTATCCATCATGCCCAATGCTTGATCTACTGGGAAACCTGCCCTGCGTAGGCTCAAGTAATACTCACGCATACCAATAGCGTAAGCATCTAAACGAGTCATGATTTGATCGTGTTGATACTTACCTTTACGCTTTGTAACTTTGCGTTTTTTCTTTTGAGCCATAGGTAAAGTTTACTTTCTTTCGGTGACAATCCTCAGTAGTTCCTCTTGGCGTGTTTCAATTCTTGCTAAACGATCTGCAAGACTTGAACCGCTATTTGGTGTGAGAGTCCACAACCAACCTTTAATAAGATAACGCAGACCCAAAAAGAAACTTGTCAGCACGGCGGAGACGGCGGCGGCTAAGCCAGCCCAACTTGCAGCATCCATTATTTCGCATTGATTCCGTAGTCAACTTCAGTACCTGAAGAAGGGTCAACGGCTTTAACAATAGGGGCGACGATAGCGCCTAATAATGTTGCATAGGCAGGATGGATGTCAGCCACAATAGCCAACGCAACCGTAATGCCTGAAGCGGCAACTGCTCTTAAATAAGACTTAATTGCAGCCTTATGCTTTTTTGATAACTTCATCTGTTCCCCCTAGTAGTGGTATGTTAAAAGGTTTGCCATCTTGGTTTTCTTTAAAAGAAATATGGATATGTGTCTTATGTGGATTTAATCCTCTGTATTTAACCCAACGCCATAAAGATTTGGCGCTACAAATCTTGCCCATAAAGATTACATAAAGTATGCGTCGATCACCTTGCTTTGCTGCAAGTCGTATCTGATCTGCCAGATAGATAGCAATTCCTTGTTCTTCAGATAAGCGAGCGTCAATATCCAATGCGCAGACTTCGCCTCGATCATTGGGATTGTGTTGGCTGACTCGAGACTGGTGACGCAAATCACCAATCCACCCATCCAAGCGCTTAACACGATCTGCGAACGCAAAATCTACCTGATCTCTAAATTGTGTTGCAGCCTTGGAAAGCCAAGGTTTCTTACTCGACATCCTCAACAGGGTTTTCTGCTATGTATTCTAAATATGCTTGATAATCTGGGTTTTTTTCATCAGCAATAAATGAATATCTAAACCCATCTTCTTCATACCATATAACTTCTTGACCATAGATATTAGTTTCTACATTATATTTTTTCATTATAACTCCGAATTAAAAGCGATAGATGCGGATGCGTTGTTAGTAAATAATTCTCCACCCGCACCGCTAGTGCCAGAGGCTTCGGAACTATTATAAACACTTGCAGTAGTTGTTGAAGGTCTTAAAATAGTTAAACTATTGTAAGTATCCGTTCCACCATTACTAGCCATATTGTAATAATTTGTGCCAGATGATGCTACTAAAGTTGGTGCTATTCTCAT